TGGTCCCGCCGCTTGTCCGAGACGGTGAATATCGGGTTGAACCACCCAAACCCGCGAGGTTCCCGGTGGCAGACGGCGCAGAGGCCGGAGTGGATGTGGCGCATGGATCGAACCTGTAGCCGGAGATTTCGAGAAAGCGGCCAGACGGGCGCACCGAGATCGCGGCGGGCCGGGCCAGTTGTCCCGCCTGTGCAATGGCATCGTCGACAGTGCGCGGCATCGGGCAGCCCGGCGCACGCTTACGCCACCACTCGAACGCCTTCTGGCGCGCATAGCCCTGATGCTCGACACAGACCCATTCATTGTAGGACTTGAGCCCGCAGCTATAGGTGACCTTCAGTGAGGGGCGCCCGCCGCGCTTGTCATGACGGCTATAAGATACGCCGTGGACCGGCAGCCATTGGACCTTCGGAGACAAAACCGGAAGCGTGGCCGCTGTGGGGGCGATTTTCACCTCCCGCGCCGGGAATTCGTATCCACAATCAGAGCATTCGGTGGCCGAAAGCGCGATGATGCTATCGCACTCGGGGCAGACCTTTGTGGGTGCCTCGCCACCCCCGCCATCGCCCGGGCGTTTCGGGCGGACCAGATCGATCGGTCCGTGGCGGCGGACATTGCCCGCAAAGTCGAGAACCAGACAGTTTTCCTTGTCCGGAGCCAGACGCGTGCCACGACCCACCATCTGGACGTAGAGCCCTGCAGATTTGGTCGGGCGCAGGAGCGCGATAAGATCGACGCCAGGCGCGTTGAACCCGGTCGTCAGCACGCCCATCGAGGCCAGTGCGCGGATTTCACCGCGCTTGAAGGCCGCGATGATGGCATCTCGCTCCTCCTTTGGCGTATCCCCGAAGATTGTGCTGCAGCTGATGCCTTGACGCCCGAACTCCTCGGCCACGTGACGCGCGTGCTCGACGCCCGAGCAAAAGGCCAGCCAGGATTTACGGTCTTTTCCATGGGTGATGATCTCGCTCACGGCTGCCCGCGTCGTCGCTTCGTGATCGACCGCGGCTGCCAGATCGCGCGCAATGAAATCCCCCGCACGGGCACCGACGTTCGAGACATCCAACCGGGTGGCAGGCTGCTTCGAGACCAATGGGCTGAGATAGCCAGCGTCGATCAGGTTGCGCACCGGTGCCTCATAGGCAATGTCGGTGAAGAGTGCGTCCTTGCCCTCATGCAGCATGCCGCTGCCCGTCCGGAACGGTGTGGCTGTGAGCCCGATCACCTTCAGCGCAGGATTGATCACCTGCAACGCCTCAAAAAAGCGCCTGTACATCGTGCTGGAATTGCCCGGGATCAGATGGGCCTCATCAATCAACACCAGATCAGTGTGGCCGATTTCATGGGCGCGGCGATGGATGGATTGGATGCTAGCAAACAAGACACGCGCTTGCGCCTCGCGCTTACCCAGGCCCGCCGAATAGATGCCCGCCGGTGCCTCAGGCCAAAGCCCAATCATCTCGGCATGGTTCTGCGCAATCAGCTCGCGCACATGGGTCACGATCAGGATGCGCTGATCCGGCCAAGCCTTCAGCACCCCCTCAATGAAGGACGCCATGACGAGCGACTTGCCGCCGGCCGTCGGGATCACAATGCAACAGTTGCCGGAATTTTCCTCGTAGTAATTGTAGATGGCAGCAACAGCAGCCTCTTGATAGGGTCTCAAAGTCAGCATTTTGGCTTCCTCCTAAGCGCGGCGTGCAAAGCCAGGTGCTCGCGGGCAGGCAGCACTTCCAGATTGTCCGGAGCGTTGTTCTGCCGGTTGTGATCTCGATGGTGTACGTGCTCATCCGGCCTCAGGGTCCGGCCGAGCTTTTCCTCGGCAACCACGCGATGTTCGTGGCGGCCGAAAAGCTTTCGATAGGTTGTCGGTTTCACGGACGGGAAGCGACGCAACTGGGCGGCGCGCATATGCTCCCGAACATCCGAGCTTGGCGCGACATAGCTTGGGTCGCCGTATCGGCGAATTCTCTGGGCGTGCTTGCCGCAGTATCCCTTAGCGCCTTTTTCAATCGTCGCTTCGCAATCTGGGAACCGGCAGGTCTTTGGAGGGCGACGCTTTTGTTTTTGCCGCATGGAAGACATCTCGCGTGCGAGGCATCCACAGGAACGAACACTCCCGGATTTCAAATTCCCAGTGGTGGCGCGGTGCTCGGCCCCACATTCGCACACACAAAGCCATGAGATTTCGCCCCTTCCGCTCCGAATGCCGCTATCTGCGATAATTGTGAGCCGACCAAATTTCTGACCAACACGAATACTTGCCGCTCTCATGGCGCAGCCTCCGTATTGCGGGCGTCATTTGACCAGGAGGCGCCATCGTTCATGCGGTAGGTGACGATGTCGTCCCCCGCATCGATGACCTCTCCCGGAACAAGATCGGGGATGAAGAGATGTTTGCCGCAGGCGGCCCGCTGCTCAGCCGGCGCCAGCATTCTGTCATGACGCGCGCAGTGCCATCCGCCATCGACGGCGATGGAATGCAGGCACGACCGACAGGTCACAGCAGCCCCGCCACCCTCATGACAGGCAGCATGGTGATCGCAAAAACGGCATTCGAACCAAGCGGGATCTTCGCTGATCCGTGCAGGCGGGTGCTTAGCGAAGATGACCCTACCTGCCTTCTCCAGAAGGCGTTCTGCTATGGCAGGATCAGCCTCAACCCGTTCGATATGCAGCGCGTCGGTGTTCTTGCAGACCGCCATATAGAGCGCGCGGGTGATGCCCGTGAGGTGCATGTAGATCTGCATCTGCGCGGCATGCTGCGGCTTCGATGCCACCACGCCTTTCGCGGTCAAATCCGCAAAACTCTTTACGCCATGCGTTTTGAATTCAAGCACATGCCAGGTTTTCGGCGCCTCAAGCAGACCAAGGGCGACGCCATCGAGAGAGCCGCCGAAATGACCGCCATGGGCCTCTACGCGGATTTGCCGTCCTGTTTCCGGATCCAGCTCCAAAACAGTGGCCCCGGTGGCACGCAAATTGCGCACCATGCGGTCCTCTTCCAGCTGGCCGGTTTCGAACAGACGCAGCAGGCGGCCAGAAAAGCGTGACGGTGTCACCCAGCGGAAATCATACCAGAGCGCGCGTGCGCAAGATTTACCGATGATGGATGCGCCGAGATGGTCACGGAAGCCATCGCCCTGGCGGGCCTCGTAATCGGCGTAGATTGCTGTAAGCGTTGGCGTGGGTGGTGCGGGAAGATCAGCCATCACAAGCCCTCCCGTTCACTGCGGGCTTGGGCCTCGGCCAGAATGCCACTCCAAGTGTCCGGGTCATGCCGCTCACGCAGCACGCCGATCAGCGCATCTTTCAGCTTTTCGCGGCGACGGCGGCCGGTGCCTTTGGCAAGCAATTCTGCCCGTTCACGGCACAGGTGGCGCAGCGCGGTCCGTGCCCGGTGGAACCAATCAGGGTCGATGGGCTTTTGCCCCCGTTGGCGCGCCAGATCAGCAGTCGCAATCTGCGTGCGGATCTTGGCAATATCGTCGTCGAGGTCGATCAGGCGGCGCTGGTCATTAGGCAAGCCGGGGCTGATCACGGCCCGAGGGGCCGCGTTATGCAGGTCAGTCATGGGAATATCCTCAGATGAGTTTGGGCGCTGCCCCGTCAGTCAGGGATGCGGAGCAGCGCGATTGATCAGCCCTTCTTGTTCCAGGGCGCGGAGGCCATCTTGTGCGGTGCGGAAGCGGCCTGTGTCGGGGGCGGTGCTGAAGGGGTTGCAGCAGGCTTTGCGGTGGCAGGAGCGCCTCCACCTTCAGGCGGCAGATAGGCGATGGCGTTGCTCTCGCCGTAGCCGTTCTTCGGCGGCTTGATCTTCACCTGGATCGTCATCGGGATCAGGTGCAGCTCCTCGCTGTCACTCACATGCATCCGGCCCGTCGCATGGCAGATTGCCGACAGCGTCCGCTGTGCAATCTCGACTGTAGTGGGGTTCGGGTTCACGAGGTTCAGCTGATCAAAGATCTTCCGGCCCTTATGCTGGCCGTCCAAAATATCCAGCATCAACCAGAGAAACTGGCCCATACCGTTGCGGGTCACACGCATTTCGCTCTCGACGATTTGAGCGCGGTATTTACCTGCAGGCAGCAGCTCATAGGGGGTGGTGGGTTCAACGCTTGTGGCGTCAAAGGACGTATCAAAACGTGCCATGGTCGTATCCTTTCAAGGCAATCATTGGGATTGGGGCATGGCTGCGAGGAACTCCGACCACAAAAGCGGCAGAGTGTCCGGCAGGCCGTAACGGTTCTTGGCGAGGAACGCGGGACGCTCTTCAGTGTGCATAACGCGCGCACCGGACCCGAGCGCCCGGGTCACCTTCTTGTTGAAGCCGACATCGGATTTGGCGACCGAGATTTGATAGTTGGCGAAAAGCACCACATCGGAATGCTCCTGCAGCAGCGCCGAGGCGCGGGTCTGCAGCTTGATCACATAGCGGTCGTAGGGCTCATGCTCCGGGCTGTCGAAACGCTTGATGTCGGTATGGGCGATCTGGATAACCACCATGCCCTTCCGGTCGCGCAGCGCGTTCAGCTTATCGAGATATTCACGCCAAATGGTCAGCGCCTCGGCATAGCCTTTGCCAAAGCCCGGGGTTTCGATCGACTGCCAACCATTGCGTTTGCACGCCTCAGCCCAGATCAGCGGCTCGAGCCAGTCGACACTGTCAACGACAACCGTGCCGTAGTCGTGATCTTCCTCCAGCAAGGCGTCGAGCGCTTGTGCAACTTCGGCATAACTCGTCGCCAACGGAAAATGCGGGACCTGCAGTTTGCCAAGCCCATCCTCGGTCATAATGAACACCGGCGCGCCCGCGTCAGCGGCAAAGGTCGATTTACCCACCCCGGCCACGCCGTGGATCAGGATACGCGGTGGTTGGAGCACCGAACTGGTGCGCAGAGATGCAAGAGAAATAGCCATCAGCGCACCTCCTCGTCCAGTACCAGGCGGAACTTGGGTTTGCCGGTCCGAACCATGCGCGCAGGCTCAAAACCCTTGCGCCAGCTTTCTGGCAGCGCCGTGTATTTGCGCTCGGACACCTTCAACGTGGTGTCGATGAACTCGGACGGATCTTCGCCTGCCGAGGCGATGTTTTCTGCAATCTGGGCGAGTTGCGCCTGATCCCAATCGATCCGTTTGGTCAGGTCCGAAATCACGGTGACGTCGCCATCTGCAAAGCGGATCGTGCCGGTGTCCTTGCCCGCCTCAGAGCGGCACTCAGCAGCACGCTCGGCGTATTTCAGGGCGATTGCACCATCGAGCCAATCCGAGACCGTTTTGGCCTGGGTGAGCTGCTGATCAGCCGCCTCCTTCAGCATTGCCAGCTGATCAGCGGGCAGTGCCGCGATTTGGCCAACCGGCATGCGGTGGATCTCGGCCAGTGTGATGTGGTTAGAAATTGTCATATTCGTCCCCCTTAAGCCGACATTGGGCGGTGGGGCTCGTGATCCGAGCCACGGATTTGCTCGGCCTCGAAAGCCTCTACGTCTTCGAGCCGGTAAATGACCCGGCCACCCAGTTTGATGAATTTCGGGCCTTCGCCCGTCCACCGCCAACGCTCCAGCGTGCGATGTGAAATGTTCCAGCGAGCCGCCAGCTCGATCTGGGAAAGGTGTCTTAGCGCCATGTGAACCTCCTTGTGGTTTTTGCGAACACTTGCGGGATCACCATGACCGAGAGGGTGGGAGGCACCGTGGAGGCAACCGGGAGGCAAACTGGGAGGCAGCGAAGTTAGATGCCTTAAAATGAAAAAAGCCGCCCCGAAGGACGGCCTTTTCATAGAAAAACGTTAGGCAGGATCAGGGATCGATCCAGCAGTTGCCGTTCTCGACCTTGACGAAACGCCATTTGTCGATGCCGCGGCCAAAAGCCTTTTTCAGTGTGTTCACCTGACCACCATAGCCAGCCTCTTCCAGAACAGTGGCAAGACGCAGGACTTGTGACTTTGACCAATAGGCCGCAAACAGAATTTCCAAGAACCGACGCTGCTTGTCTCCGCGGAACGTGAGAGTTTCACCCCGATACCAGACGATCCCGCAACCATCCGAATGATCGATCGGGAACCGATGCTGCGCCTCGCCCGGGAAGACCCTTGCGCCAACGGCCTGCGGTGAGATGGCCAGCTTTCCAGGCGCTTTGGCCACATCGGTCACACTGATGATGATGTCCTTCTTACTCGCAGCAACAGGAAGGCGATCGCCTGGTGTGGACGTCAGGATGACACGGACCTCGTCAGGCGGCCTGCGTTCCAGGAGAGCACCAACCTTTTTCCACACCGCAGGATCTGAAAGCCGTCGCGCAAACCAGACCGGCACAGGCGATTTCGCGCCCTTGAGCTGGATGGTGCCAATGTCCCAGGCGACACTATCGATCAACGAGATCGGGCGCACCGGGGCAGCGCGCTCGAAATCTACCAACATCTTCGCGAAGAGCAGCGGGTAATCAACTGTAAGAGCTGCGATCTCCTCGGCATCGACCGCAACCCACCGACCGATGCTGTTGTTGTATCCATACTGCCTGCGCTCGGCGCACCACTCTGCAGGAATGGGCTCGTCTTCGTAGTCATCCATAGCGGTGACGACCGGGATATGTCCGGACGCGACCATAAGCTTGGCCTCGAGCAACTGATCCGTTGCCCGAGGTGAAACTTGCCGCAGGACCGATGCCTGCACCTTGGCCGCGCGGGTCTCCATGACCTGCAGCAGCATATCGACCGCCCGCTTAGTCAATCAGGTCACCGATATCGGAGCTGTCGGTCAGAATGCCCCAACGGCGCAGATACTTGTCGCCAATCAGGCGCTCATGCGGGGTCATATCCTTCAAGTTGCAGCCATGTGGCATGGTCACCGTCAGCGTCAACGATTTGCCCCGCCCGCCGCTCGGGCCGGGCTGAAACTTGATTGTGAACCGCGCGCGCGTGACGATCCATTCAGGCGCTTCAGATGCAACGGACAGGACATGCCCCGAACTGCCAATGTCGAGCCCAATTCTTTCTTCTGCCATTTCCCACACCGTGCGGTCGGCGCCCGACATGGATTCGAGGACGATCCGTTCGTTAGGCTGGCCAACCTCCATAAGACGCAATTCTTTCACGGTGACGTCCGCGATGCCGTCATCAACGTCAGTCGGGAAGTCAAAGGGCTTCAACAGCATCCCAAGATCGTATTCCCGCAGCGGTATATGCTTTTCTTCGAAGTCGATCCCAAGCAGGTCCCGCGCCATGTAGGCAGTGAGATCCCTCCGGTCTGCAACTGTATTGGCCACCACCTCTATGACGCCGGTATCTGCCTCGTAAGTCAGCGCAGCCTCAAAAACCGGCTTCACGATCCGGCGAGACAATGTGCTGTTCGCGTCGAACCCCAGCATGTCCTCAGGCCGCCCTTCGCGATAGACAGCGACCTGAACGAGATCGCATTCCTGATCATCGAGGATGACGCGGTGCCGGTCGAAAACATCGACATGGACATGCGGCGTGTCGAAACGCTCGCGGATTGCCTTGGTGAAGTCAGCTACCGATGCAGCATCCCGGCGGACCACGCGGTCCTTTTCTACTTCAAAGCCACTCCATGACCGGCCACGGCGCCGTTCATCATTGTAGCGGACCTCTTCAGCCTTACGAAACTGGTCTGGTTCATTCAGAAACACCCACAGCGAACGATTATTAGCCCCCTCCAGCGTGTCGAATACCTGCCGGTTGATGACGACATTCTGCAGGGCA